CAGATGCTGGTACAACACCACTATTCATAGTAGCATCATCACAAGATAAGACAAACGGAGCAGGCGACAGCACAGCGACAGGAACAACAACTGCAAACGCCAACACTGCTTATTTGATCTCATCTCAAAGAGAATTAACAGAGACTTTCGGAGATCCGAAATTCTACACAGACGCTTCAGGAAGTTCATTACACGGTTATGAATTGAACGAATGGGGTCTACAGGCGGCTTACTCATTCTTGGGTGTGGCCAACAGAGCTTACATTCTGAGAGCAAACGTTGACACTAGTGAATTACTAGGCAGTGCAACGGCTCCTACAGCAGACCCAACAGACGGAACATACTGGTTTGACCTTGCATCAACTAGCTATGGTTTATTTGAATGGTCACAAACAGATCAAGCGTTCACGACAATTACTCCAATACTGATCACACTAGTTGCTGATCTAGTTGGCGGTGTTTCTACTGGTGCACCACTTACTTCAATAGGAACAATTGGTTCATACGCAATCAACACAACACACGTTTCAAACAAGATCTACAAGAAGACAGCAAGTAACACTTGGGTACAGATTGGATCAAGTGCATGGCATACATCTTTACCGGTGGTATCAGTTGCATCAGGAACATCAGTTGTTAACAGTGAAACTATGATAATGAATGGTGTTTCTATCGCAGTATCAGGAACAACTTTAACTGCTGTTGCATCAGCGATCGGTTCTAACGTGACCAACGTAACAGCTTCAATCAACTCAGTAACAGGTAACCTGGATATATTCCACAATGGTTATGCACTAGGTGACTCATCAGGGGGCGCCAACACAATTAGATTTGACGAAGGTACAGGTATGTTAGAAGACCTTGGCATCACAGCAGGTGTTAAAAATGGTGTTCAATTACTACAGGACAAACACACTAACAGACCTACTTGGAAAACTGCAGACGAGAACAGACCAAATGGTTCAGTTTGGTTCAAGACTACGTCAGCAAACTCAGGTGCTAACATTGTTGCTAAACTTTACAGCTCAACAGCGGCAAGCTTCTCAACAGTTGCGTCTCCGTTGTATGCTACAAACAACCAAGCGATCTATAACCTAGATGCCACGAACGGTGGAACATCATTAGCAGTAGGAAATTTATACACACAGTACAACATCACTGAAGAGAGCATGACTTCGGCCGATGCGTTGGACACTACTCCGAATGTTGGAGACTTCCAGCTATTCAGATACGAAGGTGGCACAACAACAGTGACTAGTTTACTAACTTCACCAAGTTTCACAAGTTCAGACACTTTTACAATTAAAGAATCAAGAAAGAACCAAGAAGCATTGAGTTCATCTATCACTATTACTCTAGGCGGAACAGGGGCTGATGATTTTATTGCGGCAGTTAATGCTAAAGTTAACACTTCGGCTTCAGCTACATCGACTACTGAATTGATAAATGTTAGAGCTAGTAAATTAACAACTGGTGAGATCGTACTTACACACGCACTAGGCGGTGACATCAGAATGGTAGACACAAGTGGTACTCCATTAGCAGATGCTGGTTTCAGCACTGCAACTGCACATGCATACGGAACATACACAGCGAGCAGTACAACACTGATCGACAACTTGTACGCAGTCCCTACTGGGGAATCTGTTGACTCAACAGCCAACAATGCAATACTAGTTTCAAACTGGAAGAGATTATCATACACAGCTTCGGCTAGTTCACCGAGCAACGAACCAGCAGATGGCACACTATGGTATGACTCTAGCCTATCAGCTGACATCATGGCACACAACGGAACAACTTGGGTTGGATACGCAACAGCATACGCAACCACAGATCCAAATGGTCCACAGTTTTCAGCAACAGCACCGACTCTACAATCAGATGGTACAGCACTTGTAACAAACGACTTGTGGATTGACACAAGTGATCTGGAAAACTTTCCAAAACTTTACAAATACAACACATCTGCTTCGATCAGTTCGAGCAACACAGCCAACCAAGTAGCAGTTACTACAACAGGTGCGGCATGGGTGTTGGTTGACAAAGCTGACCAGACCACAGAAGACGGTGTAGTTTTCGCAGATGCGAGATGGCACACATCAACTGACAAAGTGGCAGGAACATCAACAGCGGCAGGAACAGCTTCAACAATCAAGAACTTGTTGAGTGATGGCTTCCTAGACCCGGATGCCCCAAATCCAACTTTATACCCACAGGGTATATTGCTTTGGAACACTAGACGTTCAGGTTACAATGTCAAGGAATACAAAAACAGTTACATCACAACTACGAAATATCCAGGTTCTGGATCAGCAGGGTTGGGTAACATCAGATACAACAGCAATGAATCTGTTTCAACTTACTACCCAGACAGATGGGTTCTTAAATCAAGCAACAACGCAGATGGTTCTGGGTCTTTCGGAAGGAAAGCACAGAGAAAAGTCATCGTTGAGCAACTGAAATCAGAGATCGACACCAACCAAGCAATCAGAGAAGACCAAAGAGGTTATAATGTTATTGCAACACCTGGTTATCCAGAGTTGATGTCAAACATGATCAACTTAAACACAGACAGGAACAACACAGCGTTTGTAGTTGGAGACACTCCATTAAGATTAGCAGGAACATCAACTGCTATACAGGATTGGGCCAACAACACAGCGGCGGCACTGGACAACGGTGAAGACGGTCTAGTGAGCTCAAGTGATTACTTGGGCGTATTTTATCCATCTGGTTTAACCACAGACAACGCAGGCAAATCAATTGTGGTTCCGGCATCACACATGATGATGAGAACACTGGCAAACAACGACAATGTTGCTTTCCCATGGTTCGCTCCAGCAGGAACAAGAAGAGGTATTGTTGACAATGCTACATCAGTTGGTTACATCGACTCAGCGTCTGGAGAATTCCAAATAATATCTGTGACGGAGTCAGTGAGAGACTCAATGCATGAAGTTAAAGTCAACCCAATTACTTTCTTTGCAGGAGCAGGTATAGTTAACTTTGGTAACTTGACAAAAACATCGTCAAGTTCAGCACTGGACAGGATCAACGTTTCAAGATTGGCAGTCTACCTAAGAACACAGTTGGACGCAATCGGAAAACCATTTATCTTTGAACCAAATGATGAACTAACAAGGAACGAGATCAAGGGTGCAATAGAATCATTCTTGTTGGAACTTGTTGGACAGAGAGCATTGTATGACTTCTTGGTAGTTTGTGATGACACAAACAACACACCTACTAGAATAGATAGAAATGAACTTTATGTGGACATAGCAATTGAGCCAATCAAATCGGTTGAATTCATTTACATACCGTTGAGAATCAAAAACACAGGAGAAATTGCACAATTAGGGAACTAATTTTGGAATAAATAGGAGAAACAGATGGCAATATCAACATTATCAAAATTTACAGTACCTTTAAGCAACGATCAAAGTTCAGCATCACAAGGTCTGTTGATGCCAAAACTTCAGTATCGTTTCAGACTGATCCTGGAAAATTTTGGAGTATCAACACCGAGATCAGAACTAACAAAACAAGTAATAGACGTGACAAGACCCAGCCTGACATTCGACACAGTGACACTAGATGTGTACAACTCAAAAGTTTATGTTGCAGGTAAACACACTTGGGAACCTATCACAATCAATGTAAGAGATGACGTCAACAACTCAGTAAGCAAACTGGTTGGTGAACAAATCCAGAAACAGTTTGATTTCTTCGAACAGTCAAGTGCGGCATCAGGTATTGATTACAAATTCACAGGTAGAATTGAAATGCTAGACGGTGGTAACGGAGCAAGTGCTCCAAACATTCTAGAGACATGGGAACTTTACGGTGCTTATGTCGAGAACGTTAACTACAACACACTGGCATACACAACTTCAGAACCAGTGACTATCACAATGTCAGTGAGATATGACAATGCGATACAGACACCGACAGGTACAGGAATTGGAACAGCAGTGGCTAGAACGATCGGTACACTTTCAACAGGTGGTGGACAGTAATAAACAAAATTAGACTTAGCATTTAATACACTGAAAGCGTCTTTATAGGCGCTTTTTTTGTGACTATAAATAACAGTATGCCAAGCATCAACAACTTCTTAAAAGGTTTCCAGGACGGTCTTCCAGGGATGAAGGACTACCAACACGCATCGAGATTGTACGTAGACAACAATTTCAAGTTGATGCCAAAACAGAAGTTCCTGTTCCACGTGGTTTTCAACACAGACGAGACGCTTTTCGTGGACGGCTTCAATGCCAATGAGAGATACGAACTGAACATGTTGGTCAAGGCCTGCGATCTTCCAAAATACAACATGAGCATGGAAGAGAAGACACAGTACAACAAGAAGATGTACACCGCGACCAGGATC